TGAGGAGTTCAGATTGTGGTCGCATTTAAGTCCCCTTAAATGCGCAGAAGTCACCGCCGGGTGTTCAGGCCTGCGGTGACTTTATTATGGCGGGTTGATTATTGGAAATCAAATCCTGAAATGACTATTCCTCTTTACTTCTTTTCTTCTTTGTCATCTGGCAACGAACGCAGAATTTCTTCTTTTGACAGAATTGCATGGCATTTTCCGCAAACGTAATCGCCTGTTTTACTACCTGCGATAACTTCCTTACTCAGATCATCTGACAAACATTCTGGGCAGTACATGAATATCTCCATTAATTTCTTGAAAATATTCTATCGGTAGTACCCAGCTCTTTCTTTAGCGATTAATGAAAGAAACCATAACATAATCACTTTTTTGAAATGTGAATTGCTTCAATCATCGCCTTATAGCGATCCGGGAATCGAGGGATCTCCCACGGCATCCCCATCGCTTTGCACATCTCATAGGTAGGCTCAACAGGTGCCAGAACCCACCCATCCGGAATTATCGGAGAGTTGCCAGCCTCAGCCAGCCCAGCCTTCTTGCCAGCCTGGAAGCACTCACGCTGCGTCATTGTGTAGCCTGGATAATCCGGCATTACTGCTGTCTCACCTTCTCCAACCGGAGCCGGTGGTGCTGCTTCAAGTTCAGCAATGTGATTCCTTTGCCAGTCGACGAAATTGGCCAGTGCCTCGACGTTGTACTTTTGGCATAGCGCGTCGTGGATTGCGGCTTTGCGCTGGAGTTCGGTATCGGCACCCTGAAGCATGGCGGCGCGGATGTTTTGCGCGTATTCATGAGCAGCATTTGAAGCCTTGCATTGCCAACCATCTGGATAATCACCTGACTTAATAGATTCTGCTGCCATAAATTCAGCGAACTGTTCGAGAAAATCAGGCACAGATACCGGGACTGGCGGGGCGGTGTAGAGCGCTCTTGCATCCAAGGATGCAGGTTTAATTTTGGCGTACATATTTCCGCCACCATAAATTTCCCACGTCCACGCCACAGGCGCAGCTTCGAGCGATGCCAGCGCGATACGCGCCAGCTCCAGTTCTTCTTCAAGCTCTGCACGTGAATCAGCGAAAGCGGTCTGCGTGATGGAAAACGCCAGACTCTTAACCTTTTCGCGCGCGCGTTCGCGTAACTGTTCTCTGGTAATAGTGCTCATGATCATCCCCTTTCCACGTCGAGCATTTCGTCATAGTCATATTCAGTTTCAGAGCCATCAGTTCCGAAAAGGGTAACGGCGTCATCCACCATCCAGAATGATTCGACCGTGTATCGCTTTCCTTGAGAGGTGATAATCACGTCGCCAGGCTCAACGTCTTCGGCGCGTATCTGCTGTTTGTCGATGTTGCTCATTGGGCGGCCTCCTTCTGCGCAATTTCACTCCATGTTTTCAGGCTATCTGTTTGAACATCGACGCCAAGCAGAGCGAGAATTTCTTCAGGTGTTTCTCGTACAACTATCTTTTCGCCCGAGTTCATTTTGATGTGGCTTACTCCAGCAAACAAAAACGACTCAATATGCTCAGCCACGACAAAAACTGGCTCGTAAATTGTTTTCTCTTCCCAACCGATAATTGAATCGACCGGACGAGAAACTGTTGCCTGTTGACTCAGTTTTAAAATTTTCATACCCCTGCCCTCCCCCAAACCATCAATACTCGCTTCATAGCCGGACTTTTCCGGCACTCCTGAAATATTCCGTTGGTGCAGCTGCGCGCGGTACCATCCTGCTCTTCCGGCGTCGCCAGGCGATAAGTCACCGTTCGCCAGACCTTGCTCACCCGGACAATCTTGCGGGCCCGCTCCAGATCGATAGCGTTCTTCGTGATGCAGTTGATGGCCATGCCGCACTCTGTGGCCACATCCTTCGCGGTGAAGGTCCGGTGCGTTTCGAGATAACGCAGAATTGCCTGTTTGCCTTTCATCGTCTTAGCACTCATAGTCGGCCTCCTGTTGCATCTGACCGCTGTAGGTGAAATCTACCGGGTCCAGGCCTGAGTAGCGGCTGCTGAAGTGGTAGGTCTTTTCTGCCCCCGGCGCATGGCGGGACTTCACACAGATGATTTCGGTGATGCCTTTCAGTTCGGTGTTCGGGTTGTATTTCTCATCCCGGTAGATCATGAAAATCACATCGGCTTCCTGCTCGATAACACCGGACTCGCGGAGGTCAGCTGCGACCGGGCGCTTATTAGCACGTTCTTCGACCTTACGGTTAAGCTGGGCCAGAGCGATGACCGGGCAACGCAATTCTTTCGCCAGGTTCTTCAGGCCAGTGGCGATCTCCCCTACACTGCGGTTCATGTTCTCCGGGTCTGACATCCGCATTTTCTGAAGATAATCGACGATGACCACGCCCAGGCCGCCCAGCTTCTTGCTCATTCTGCGCGCTTCAGCACGCACCTGGTGAACGCTCAGGGATGGCTTGTCATTGATGTAGATTGGAGAGTCGATGAACTCCTTCATGCAGTGACTAACCTTCCCCCATGCCTCGTCCATTTTCCCGCTAACTTTGCTCAGCAGATCTTCTTTGCTTACCCGCGCCCGGTGGAAAGCTACTCGCTCAGAGATTTGTTCCACTGGCATCTCGAGACTGAAGAACAGCACCGGCTTTTTGTTTTTCAGGCCTACGGTTTCTGTCACTGTGGTGCTAAACATGGTTTTCCCCATGCCAGGGCGCCCGCCAACAACGATAAAATCCGTATTGTTGAATCCTCCGAAAGCGCTATCGATGGTCGACATGCCGAGCTCTGTTTTGTATTTCCAGATGTCGCCATTGATGATCGCCTGGATGGTTTCCAGCGACATGTCGATGCCAGTGGTGATGTGTTCAGTTCCGTAGTCAGCGCTGTGCTCAATCCCAGAGATGTCGGCCTGAATGTTGCCAATGATGTCTGCTATACCCTCGGTCGTTGGTTCGGACAATTTCTGGATCCCAACCTGTAACGCCAGGGTCATACGGCGACCAAGGTACATTTCCCGAAGCTTTTCGCAGTAGGCTGCAAGGTTAGCGAACGATGGCGTGTTTTTGCTGCATTCAGCCAGGTAAGCGAATCCGCCCGCACTCTCCAGCGCTCCAAGGCGCTCAAGGTCGCTGGTCAGTGTCAGCAGGTCTATCTTCTCCCCGGATTCGTTAAGGCGCTTATAGGACCGCAGAGCCACCTTGTGAGGCGTTGCTGTGAAGTGGTCCTCAGTCAGCCCCTCAATCGCGTCAGTCGCCATGTCAACGCCGTCTGTGCGGCCCGCTGCGAGCATGATCCCGCCGATGACGGCCTGCTCAACGTATAAATCAATAAAACGGCTCATGCTTTGACTCCCTTGCGCTCACGGTGCTCGTTGATGGCCTGCTCGTAGACAGATCCCCAGTTCTTCGGATTCAGTATCCAGTCGAGAGTCAGCCATGGCTGATCGCCTCTGGTGCCGAACAGGGAAGACTTGCTAATCAGCTCGAAGGCCATTCCCATGTGCTTCAGTTCTCGCCAGTTGCCCTGGGTGGTTTTGCCGTTCCACACAGCTTCCAGGTCTCGATAGGCCGGACGGCGGCGGTTCCACTCATGCAGTGAAACGGCCTTCGAAGGGAATTTTTCATTCCAGAGCTTGATGATCTCTTCGTGCGGACAGGCTTTCGGGTTGCTTCCATGACCATCTGCCCATATCAGGGCGTCTGACAGGTATCCATCAAAGCGGGTCATACGGCACAGGTTCTCTGGCTTGAAGCTGTGACCCCAGTTCACATGGGCCCAGCGGATAACCAGCTTCAGCTCTTCAGCGGTGTAGCACTGGTCTTTGCTCTTCACCGTGGAGAGAGCTTTCTCGAAAGGCGCCAGTGCAGCACAACGACTACCCGTTAGCTCGTTGAAGTAATCCATCACTTCCTGAGCGAGTGAGTTTTCCCCCTTGGGGGATTTAGGGGGATCTTTTCTTTCTTTCTTTTGAATAGTTTCTTTTGTGTTTAGCTGAGTTGGCTTATGGGTATTAGCTGACTTGGCTAATGTTTCATTAGCTGTTTCGGCTAATGATTTGCTATTTTGGCTAATGTTGAAATTCCAGTCAGAAATCACCTTATTCACCCCGATCGCCAGGCCGTTGGTAACGATGATGTTCATTGCAATCATCTCGTTCTTGGCCTTGCAGACATGCGTATGGTGAATGCCGGTCATTGCTGCAATCTGGGTATTGGTAATGCGGTCAAACTTTTTCCCGACCCCGTAAGTTTTGCGGATCACCGCCAGAACGACCTTCAGCTGGCGAGCCGTTAAATCAGCAGCCATAACCGCTTCCAGCAGCTCGTTAGCGATGCGGGTATACCCATCATCGATATCTGCCACCTGACGCTCCACGACCGTTACAGACGGTCTGAAAGGTATTACTTTTGCGAGGCTACCCACGGCCACTCTCCTTACGTTTCAGTTCTTCCAGGATGGCGCGCATCTTCTCTGCCACAATCGGATTAACCGAGCGGATGAAGCGGTCGCGGGTTATGTTTTTATGTACAGCGGTATGGTAATAGCGTGGATTTTTTGCCATTATTCCTCCTGCAACTACTCTCGTTTTTGCACCAGAAAGTCGGCTCTGTTCCCGCAGACCGGCTTTCGCCATTTCTGTAGTTCTCACATAACCCCCAGCATCGACGTTACCATCGTCATCAACGGCCCTACCTGCTCCGGCATGAGGCGGAACAGCGACGCTATACCCTCGCTTACCTCTTTGAGCTTCTGATGCTCTGGAGCGTCCAGCAGGACGGCCTGTTTAGCTTCAGCACACTCTTTCATCGCAGAGGCGATCAGAGACATCGTGTCGTTCTGCGGCGCCAGGCGGTTGCGGTACTCCAGAGGCAGGACGGCCATGATTGCCGGCGCCAGCTGGCGTATGTTGTTAGCGGCGTATTCGGTGTCGCCATCAATCCAGCGAAACACTTTCTGCATCTGGCGGTGCGAGTCAGTCGGGATATCCAGACCGGTGCCGCCAGTAGCCCGCCACTCTTCCACAATCAGCGCTGCGACAAATTCACGGCTGCGGCAATCGGCTGCCCAGGCGCGAACAGCTGTGCGGATCCCATCGATGTTTAACGCCCTGGAATCAGGTTCCCGGCGATTCTGGTAAATCATCGCCGTTGGCGAAAATTTGTTACCTTGTTGATACGCAAGTGAATGCATTGCTTTCCCTTTCGTGGTTAGGGCCGCCGGTCAGGCGGCAAAGATACCTGGATAAAGAACTTCGCGAGGAAGTCCCGTCACTTCTTCGTACTTACGCATTTTTGTTACTGGAAGGCTTCCGCCTCGCTTTTTGAGCATGTTGATGGCTTGCGGCGTTACGCCGACCTTTTCAGCAAGCACCTTTTGAGATCCGCCCACTGCATTAATGGCTTTCTCAAGCGGGGTGCTGGCGCTGGATTTTTTGTTGATCATGTTTTGCTCCGCTCATGTGTAATCAACACCATGTTAATTCATGATGTGGATTAAATCAACATTATGGTGATGGAAAAAATCCACATGTTGTTTACCATGCATGGAGCGGAGGATTTTATGAGTAGCATTTCTGAAAGAATTAAATTTTTACTGGCAAAAGAAGGGTTGAAGCAGCGGGATTTGGCTGAGGCTTTATCGACTAGCCCTCAGACCGTCAACAACTGGATAAAGAGAGACGCGTTAAGTCGTGAGGCAGCTCAGCAAATCTCTGAAAAGTTTTTTTATTCTCTTGACTGGTTACTGAACGGGACTGGTTCGCCAAAAAAGGATTTGGAAAGCAGCATCCCGCCTGAATCCGAGTGGGGAGCTGTTGACGCTTGGGACAAAAACACTCCGCTTCCTGCTGACGAGGTTGAAGTACCGTTTCTGAATGATATCGAGTTTGCGTGTGGTGATGGTCGAGTTCACAGCGAAGATCACAATGGCTTTAAACTGAGATTCTCCAAAGCAACGCTTCGCCGGGTGGGAGCTAACACCGATGGCTCAGGCGTTCTCTGCTTCCCTGCCACCGGTGACAGCATGGAGCCAATGATTCCAGATGGAACCACAGTGGCTGTGGATACAAATAACAAACGCATAGTCGATGGAAAGCTTTACGCCATTGGACAAGGGGATGGTGGTGAAGGGCAGCTCAAAAGAATTAAACAGCTTTACAGAAAACCAGGTGGAAAACTGATTATCCGCAGCTACAACAATGAGGCCTACCCTGATGAAGAAGCTGATATTGATGATGTTGAAATAATCGGACGTCTTTTCTGGTACTCGGTGTTGCTGTAGAGACGAATATGCGGCTGGTGTGAGCGGAAAGATGTTCTGGTCAGCGCATGGCTGGTAAGCCAACTTTTCCCTGTGCTTTTTATGCAAATTAATCTAATGAATTTGAAAAGATTTTTACCTATTTTGTTGGTTCAGGAGAACATAAGTGAGCGATAAACAAGAGGTTGCCTTAGCACATATCAATGATGTACTGGAGTCCAAAAATTATATTGAAACTAATGCTGATGGGGTTGTAACCATCGGAACGGATAACAATGGCTACGAAGTTTTTAACTTCGTTTTTCTCAATAGCACCCCAGTCATCGGCCATATGAATGGCGAAATCGCAGTGGCAGGAATGCAACGCACTAAGGTTGCGTCCGTGACTTTAAGTAAACAGAAGGCCTTCGATTTCTATCAGTCCTTGAAAAGCATGTTCGAGGAATAAAAGCTGATGAATGCAGCTCAATCATCTTTGGATGAGGGAAAGCTAGTAATTGCTTACTCTGATAAGAATGGATCTACAGTAGGGCTGGAATTTTCTTCTGTAGCATCAAGCCAAGCAACGCTTTTGATGAAAGCTTGTTCTGTTGCTGCTTCAGATAAAGAAAAACGGATTGTCACATCGGTTGTGATGGATGATACTGAGATCATTCAAACAACAAGTGATGATGGAGGCGACGACATGGATAAGCGATTAGCAGTTCTTGAAGCTGAAGTTGCGCACATCAAGAGCAGCATGGCAGGAATTAAAGAGGATACCCGGAAAATATCTTCTGATTCTACTGACGCCAAAAGAGACACCGCTGTACTTTTACAGAAGAGCCTGGATTTTGATGCTTCACTATCTAAGAAACCATCGGTTGACTACTTTGAAGCTAAATTTTCCGCTTTGGAAACCAAGATAGCAGATGTAAAAGTATGGATGCTCGGGGTTCTCTTGGCCTCGCTTGCTATGCCAACTATATTTTTCCTATTAAACTTGTACCTTAAGAAAGGTCAGTAATTTAGCAAATCCGGCCACCGCGCCGGGTTTTTTAATGCCTGAAAGCCCTTAGAACAGGTGATCTCCAAAGCCCTAGCTTTATGTTAAGATGTTTCCGATTGCAATCAAAGGAAACAAAAAATGAAAAAGGTTTTGGCTTTAGCTCTTGGGGTAATGATGTTGGCTGGGTGTAGCTCACGTGTAGCTGATCTGACTGTGGCTAGCACTAAAAACTACAATCTTAACTCAAACAATTTCGTCAAAGGCGCGCGCGTAACCGCAGAAGACTCAGCCCCAGTCGTGATTTTCCCTCTGGGAATCCCGAATGTAAAAACGGCTATCGACCGTGCAATTGAGAAGAACAAATGCTCTGTTGCTCTTTCTGATGTAGTTGTTACTCAGTTCAACCACTCCTTCCTGTTTGGTAAATTCGGATTTGTTATCGAAGGCACTGAAGTGATCGACCGCGGTCAACCAGGTTGTGAGAACGCCAGCTAAAAGTAGGCCCGGCCATTGAGCCGGGTTTTTTGTGCCTACTTCACAGCTTTACTACCTTTCCTGATTATCTCTGCCGCATCCCTGTTTATCCCCTTCCCGATTACGTTACCGGTCTCCTTTCGGTACTGCTCCAGCTTGTCGATGATGTTTTGCTGGGTCATGGGTAAATCAGCCAGTGACAATTCCATCACCGCCCGCCCCATGGCGTGAACCATCATGTTCACTCTTTCTTCATCCAAATCCATCTCACCACTCCTTTTTGATGTTTTTTTCAGCATATCACTTATGCCACCAAAAAATAAATCAACATAAAAATCAACAAGAAACGATCAAATCAACAAAATAAATCCACAAGGTGTTGACCTATAAATCCACATGATGTTTAATCAACTCATCGAAACGAAACATCGACAGCTGAGCGAAGTTAGCCAGCGGCGGACAGCAAGTCGCCTGCTTTTTAACAACATGCAGATTTACAGCGTCAATGACCTGTTAAGACCCCTACACGAAAACGTGCTGTATCACCGGGTGCGATCCGGTCGGTGAGAGAGTATCCCCGCGCGAGAGCGAGAACGGCGTGAGAACGGGCAACACTGGCAGGGAGTTGGCGCTGACCAATACAGGGAATGTTTTGGGGTGTGGTGGCGGTGTCCTCAAGCGAGGTGCAACGCTAGCAGTGTGATAAGACCTGAAAACCGGCTGGGCAGATAGTTGTTTGCCAATACAGAAAACAGGGCGTCAGGAAGTAAGTGAGAGTGGCGACTCAGTGCCAGCCCACCACACCGACCAAAGCATTTCTCCCGCATCAGCGGGTAACGACAGAGGGTAAGGCGATGAGTGATACGTACCAGGCTGTATATGACGCAGTGCGAAGCAGAATTAGTAATGGAGATATTGGCAGCGCGGTTGAGAACGTAATGCGCGCCGAGAACGTTGGGCATTACTTTCAGATGGCTTGTGCTGATATTCAGCAATCAGCAATCAGCAATCAGCAATCAGCAATCAGCAATCAGCAGCCGAGTATTCACGCCCTTCGGCGGTATTCAAGCCAACGTTAACTCAAGATGGAAATGCGTGGCTTGCTGTTTTTGGTGACCTGCCAACTGGTGTTGTTGGCTGTGGTTATTCGCCAGCAGAAGCCATGTATGACTTCGATAAAAAGTGGTTTGAGAAAACCAAATCTGCAGAAGCCGCCTAACCAGCGGCTTTTTTCATGCCTCAGTCGCTTCACCGAGGCGGCTTAGTTATGACAACCGGCGGCCATCCACCGCCCATTAGCGCAGAAGTCTTGTATTAACCGTTCCGTTCGCCACGATAAGGCCAAGAGGATTTATGAGCAAAGAACAGCCAATATCACGCCTGACTGAGCCAGAAATGGCAAAACTCGCAGTTAAGACGGTTCAGGAATTTGTTAATGCCTGCCACTGCCAAAACGAAGATGACGTTCTTCTGGCATTAAGCTTCTGGCTGAATGTGGGCATGGAAGCGGGTGAGCTTGTCCAGCATGGGCATAAGGTTGTCCTGCAATGATGACAGTCACCCACAACGGCAAGCAGTACACCGCCAGAAAGCTCAACGATAACGAGTGGCAGTTGACGTCGGTGTCGGCGCCGCGGGAAAAAC